AACCATCGCTTCAAGGAGCATGGAGGCAATCCCTGATCGGCTAAAACCCCACTGGGATAGGAAGGTGACTAAGCGTTGTGTGATGACTATTCCATATAACGCTAAGCCCTTCTCTAATCGTTCCTACATCAGGGACGCCTTTAAAGAAAAAGGTGTTGATGTAGATAAAGAAGAACTAACTCAATGCGTATCTGCGGTACGTGCAGCAATGAATCTTGTCGTTCCCGGCGCAATGCGAGTTATGAAATGGATAGAACAGGAGGTAACTAGGCGTATTAAAGAAGGATACGACGAAATTAAATGGGTTACCCCATCTGGTTTTGAAGTTACACAACGTTTAATGAAACATAAAAGTCAAATTATCCAAACACAGTTAATGGGCAAGTGTCAGTTAAACGTTCAAGGAGCTGAAATAGGTGTAGATCTTAAGCATCATAAAAATGCTACCGCTCCTAATTTAATTCATTCACTTGATGCTTCTTTGCTTCATATAGCTATTACTCCTGTAAATTTCCCGATTGCACTAATACATGATTCAGTTCTCTGTAGAGCTACTGATATGTGTAAACTGTCCACCTTAGTACGTAAAACATACATGACTCTGTTTGCAGAGCATGAACCACTAACTGACTTCGCCCTAGCAATAGGAGCTGAAGAACAACCACCGATTATTGGCGACTTAAAACCAGAAGCCGTAATTGATTCACAATATTTTTTCTGTTAATGAGAAACATACACGTAACACCCGAGCCTGTAACCCTTGAAGGTTATCAAGCTGTGTTAAGACCAAGTAAATTTGGTTATACATTAAAAGCTGTAGTAGGAGACAACATAATTTCTGCGCTAGAGACTGAAAGAGAGGACTGCCTTAAGTGGGCAGAGAGTAAACTTAAGAATCCTAAAAGATCTACACTTAAACCAACTCCATGGGAGGAGGTATCAGAAGGTAAATATCTTATAAAGTTTTCTTGGGGAGAAGATAAAAGACCTCCAGTAGTAGATACTGAAGGAACACCAATAACTAATCCTGATACACCAGTATTTTCAGGTAGTAAGGTTAAGCTTGGATTTACACAGAAACCATACATACTCAGGGACGGCGTGACCTATGGTACATCTCTCAAGTTATCTGGAGTACAGATAGTAAGTGTTCAATCAGAGGTAGGTGTAGATGTAGGTGATTTAGATGAAGCAGGAGCAGCTGAGCTGTTTGGTAATACTGCTGGATTCAAAACATCTGAACCCAACGTAGTACCTGATACGACACCTAGTTCAGTAGAAGATGACTTCTAATGGCATTTCGATCAGGACTTGAAGAGAAAGTAGCTGATCTATTAGTAAGTTTGGGCGTTGACTATGAATATGAGGAAACGTCCTACCCTTACACAATTCAGCATCAATATACTCCTGATTTTGTATTACCAGATAACGGAGTAATCCTAGAGGTTAAAGGATATTGGGACCCACCATCTAGGCGTAAGATTCGACAAGTAATCAAAGATAACCCAACAATAGACCTTCGCATGGTATTTCAAGATCCATACAAAAGGATCAGTAAGAAGTCTAAGACAACATATGCGAAGTGGTGTGAGCGTTATTCAATTAAATGGTGCGCTGCACATTGTATTCCAGTTGATTGGCTAAAATGTGGGAACTAAATGATGAACTAGATTTCATCACAATCATTATTGATGGTTCTCCTGCCTATATAATTGACGACTTTTATAAACACCCAGAAAAAATAGCTAGATGGTTATTTTGTAGAGAAACTCCATTATGGAAAAGTGAGGAAAGAGGTACAAGAAATGGTACTGATTTTCAGGACAGAAGGTTAATAGTTTCTAAAAAACTTCCTGCTCACGATTTCCTTAAGACTTTATCCGGTCAAAAAATACAAGATGATCAACCAACTATTACTACTAATCAACATAGATTTTTACGCAATCCTTACAATGATCAGTACAAGTCTCATCACTGGTGGGCACACTGTGACAAGGGTTACAACGGAATTGTCTACTTCAATAAAGATGATGATGTTAATGGTACTAATCTATATGACCCAAACTTTTGGACTGGTGTTCAAGTCCCTGAAAGTGTCGAGCCATGGCAACCAAAGACAAAAATAGTACATACATTTGAACCTAAATTTAATCGTTGTGTATTTTTTGATGGTCTAAAGTTTCCTCATGGTATGGCAATAAATGATGATCGCTATCATTGCGATAATTTTGATAATAAAAATTGGAATACATATCGACTAAACCAAGTATTTTTTTATGAACCTATATGTGGCAATTAAATAGGGAAGCCGAGGTTCAAATATTAGAACTACAAGGCTCAAAAATATGGATAATAGATGATTTTCTAGAACAACCAAACAAGTTAGCTAGATATTTATTTGCAAGAAAAACAGCATCAGTACAAGGTTCACCTTGGCATGAAAATAATGTAACTTTTTTCAAAGGTAGACATATGGATTTTGATGATAATGCATGTCCTGTTGTTTGGTTAGCCCAAAACCTTTGTGAACAAACGATTGATTTTCAAGGAGGATATAAAACTAATGTTGAAGGATGGTTAAATGATGATGATGATAATGACTTTAAAAATAACTATTGGTTTCCGCATATAGACAACGGTTATACATGTCTTATTTACCTCAACGACAATGACGATGTAGATAATGGGACTAACTTATATGACCCGAGTTTAAAAGAAGAGGAATGGTTTAAAACACTAATGAAAAAACCTCCAAGAGGTACTAGTCCATGGATACCAAAAGATAAAGTCAAACTATTAGAACACATACCTCCCAAATACAACCGAATGCTTTTATTTGATGGGAACTATTTCCCACATGGATCAGCAGTCAACAATAAAAAATATTTTTCAGATCTCAAAGGAAGTCCTAGAGATTTTAGATCAAATGTAAGTTTCTTTTTCTACCCTTATGGCACCAAAAAAACACAAAAAAATGTCTGACGTTACCGTCCAAGACAACTTCTTAACAGCAGAAGATTTTTCTACCCTTAAAGATATATTTTTACACAGAGAGACACACTGGTTTCTAAGTAATGGGATTGCTTCAGAAAGTGAAGTCAACGCCAAGCAGTACATGGATCCATTAAACAATTGGATGCTTACACATAGTGTATATAACAATATGCGTCCTCATTCTAGTGGCTTCGATAGAGTGGCAGACCTGATTTTACCTAAAGTTACAGAGCATATAGGTAAAGATTTTCAGGCTCTTACAAGAATAAAAGTAAACCTATATCCAAGAACAGAGGAATTACAAATACATCCATTTCATGTTGATTCAAATCAAGTTAATTGGAGAGGATGCTTGCTTTGTTTAAACACTTGTGATGGTTATACAGGATTTGATGATGGTACAGAAGTTGACAGCGTAGAGAATAGGGCAATTTTCTTTGACGCTACTGAAAGACATCACTCAACTAACTGTACAAATGCTCCGTACAGAATGAATATAAATATCAATTATGTCTGAGCAAGTACTTCAAATGTTCAGCATCCCTTTATATCAAGAGAATGTTAAATGGGACTTTACTGAATTACGAAAGAATACTAATTCAAGAATAAGTAACAAGATGATGCTTGAGGGTCATCAAGACCAGAATATTTCTTATTCAAAAGCTTTACGTGTACTTCAAGATTACCCAGAACTTAAAAACAATATCTTAGATAAGTTCCATGACTTCATGACGTCGATTGGCATCAATGAAAATTTTTGTATTACAACTTCTTGGATTACAAGCATGGGCGCCGGAGACGGATGTTTCAAACACAGACATAAGAATTGTGCATATAGCGGATTACTTTATTTCGATGAGGACTATACCGATGCTGCACCATTACAACTATTTAATCCATTACTTCATATGGATTCATACCTGTTTGAGATGGCTGACAATCCATTCCGTGCACATTTTCAAGTACCTCCAGAGACTGGGAGATTAATTATTTTTCCAAGTTACATAGAACATGTTGTAGAAAACAATCAAAGTGTATCTAGGAGATCTCTTGCTTTTAATTTCCACCCAATGGGATTCGTTGGTTTTGGAGATTCAAGTCTAAATACAAGATGGCTGAGTTTATAAGACACGAGCCGTGTGAAGTATGTGGCTCATCAGACGCTAAGGCAATATATGACGACGGAAATACATATTGCTTTAGTTGTCAAAACTTAACGACACAAGATAATCACAATCAAATGCCCACCAATGTTCAA